CCGTCGAGAATGCCCGCGGCGCGCGCAACATCCACAGGCACCAGGTACGCCTTCACCGGGCGGGTAACAGGCTTGACGTTCTCGGCGCCCACCAGCTCGATCAGCTCTCCGACGCCCTGCTCGCGCACGGACTTGTCGAGCTCGACGACCGCGTCGCCGTTCTTCACCGAAACCTTCACACCATCAGACATTTTCGACTCCTCAGTCGTCCAGGTCGGCGTAGCCGATCATGGTCTCGTAGCCGATCACGAAGCTCTGCTCCGCGACCGCCGCGAACTTGTGGTGGCCCGTGTCGACATCGCCTCGGACCTCGACGTTGGTGCGCCATCCGTACGGCTGCGACGTGCCCGTGACCTTCAATCCGAGGCCGTCTTCGTAGCCGCCGCCGAAGACCCACGTATGTCCCAGTGGAGTTTTCAGCCCAGCGCCGGTGCGGACGATCAGCTGTGCTTGCGCCGCCTGTGCCGCCAGCGTCGGGCTGGCGTGGATGAATCCGAGGGTGTTCGTTGCTGCGAACTGCATCTCCAGCCAGCCGACCGCCTCGACAATGTCAGCCACTGTCGGGTTCACTGGGGAGTCGGAGATCATGCGGGCCGCGAACAGCTTCTCGAGCTCGATCGGAGCGTTGAGCCGCAAATTCTGTTCGGCGCGCTGCTTGGCTTCCTCGACGGTGATGTCCTCGACCGGGCTCTCGTCCGCGCCCCAGATCGTCGCCTGGACAAAAGGATCAAGCAGATCGGGGCGTTCACCGGCCTTGGCGTCGTCCCCGGACAGGTCGTCCTCGGCCGCATCCCAGTCCGGTTCCCAGACTCCGAATGCGCCGCCGTAGTTGAACGGCCGCACCTGCACGCCTTCGGGGAGCCAGCGCGGGATCTCGTCGGTCACCCAACTCGTAACGGCGTAAAGCCCGTTCGGCGCCGGATTGACTGGCGGCGCATCGAAAACCACCGGAGCCAACGTCATGCCATACCCTTCCGGCCGAGAAGACGGACGGCGTGAACTACCTGCCTCGGCTTGTTCACGCCGCCCGCCTCCGTCTCAATTCCTCAGCCCCACAGGCCCGATCAGGCGATGGAGATCGACACGCTCGGCGAGCTGCCGCCGCCGAGGCTGTTCGTGCCGAGCTCCAGATCGCCCAAGATGGCCGGGTAGGTGAGCGTCACCGCTGTCGGCAGAGCACCACCGCCAGCGACGAACGACGCCGCCAGGAAGTTGTCGTCGATCCCCACAACCGCGGTCTTGAGGTTCGCCGCCGACGAGTTGTAGTTGATCGTTCCCGACTCCCGATCGTTGATCGAGAACTTCAAGGTGAAGTTGCCACTGGCCGGCGAACCGGTCGTGGTGATCGTCGCGGTCTTTGTCTGCGCGTACTCGCCCGAGCAGTCGATGACCTCGCGGGCGCCCACGGCACCGTTGACGCACAACGGGATCCGGATCAGATGCGACAGGAAGCCAGGCTTCTTACCGACCTGGAACTCGTCCTCGACGAAGCCCTCCAGCCGCCGGTTCTGCTGCACCATCTCGACCGGGTACTGCACACCGAGCTTGAGCACTTCGTCCTGTGCCCGCCAGAACGCGCCCGCCGAGTACAGGACGACGTCGACGCTGCCAGGCCACCACGAGTTGTCCTCGTGGCCCGGCTGGTTCGCGCCCAGCGACTGCCAACGACCCTCGTACTGCAGGTAGATCCCACGGTCGGCGAGCCAACCATCGACCTGCGCGTCGGTCACGTTCAGGACATCCAGGCCGTCACGGTTCGCGAGATCGGCACGCAGGACGCTACGGAACCACAGCGGGGCGATGCCCTCGACGATCGGCCGGCGTGACTTGATCTGGATATTGAGCGCCCGGATGTGCAGGCCATTGAGGATGCTCGTCGTGGCGCCAAGCACAGCATCGGTCGGTACGACCTTCGCCGCCGACGACGCCGCCAGAACCTTCAGCAGCGACTTGGCCGAGATCCGGTACTGGTGTGCCACCAGGAACTCATCGAGGAACTTCTTGATCAGTTCCGGCCATGCGCGAGTCTGCAGGATGCCCGACTTGACGCCCCAGCCGATGGCCTCCAGACGCCACTCGATCATGTCGTCGACGGCCGGGATCTCCACGATGTCCTTGATCGCGGTCGGATCACCACCGCCGTCGACAGCCTCGAGTTCCGGCTCGGTGTAGTGGAACCCGGTCTGCAGAGAGGTGAAGTCCGGCTCGTCGGGGACGATCAGACCGCCGCGCTCGATCACCAGCGATGGGAACGCCAGCAGACCGATCGCGGCCATCGTGGGGTTGAAGCCGTATTCCTGCACGGACGGGGAACCCCAGCCGCCGGCGGCGGTGAGCTCCTTCGGGTCGGTGACGCGGTCGAGTTCGGCGTAGAACTCAGCGCGTGTCTTGAGCGCCGGACCCTGGTTCCGTTCCATCTTTGCCAGCACCGTGGGCACGCCCGCTTGAATGCCGGTGAACACGCCGGACTTCGAGCTGATGCCTGCAGCGATGGTGGCCGTGTCGACCATCTGACCGGAGTGTTCCGCGAAGTTGGGGGCAGATGCCACCAGGCTCCACGGCTTGCCGGCGTCCGCATCGGAGGGCTTCGGCGGTTCGCCGGTGGTGACGGCGCCGGCGAAGGTGCGGGCGGCAGCACCACCGGGAGTCGCGGCGGTAACAGCAGCCTCGGGCTGCTCGGCTGCGGCCTCGGTGGCGGCTTCGGCTTCGGCGACGACCTCAGCGGCCTGCTCCTCGGTCGGCTCGGCGGTGGCCGGCTCGGGGTCCGGGGCTGCCTCCGCTGCGGGAGCCGCAGCCGGGGCGGGCTCGGCCTTCGCGTTCGCCTTGGTGGCTTCGGCCAGCGCGGCGTCGACGCGTTCGGTGTGGGTCTGCTCGTTGGAGACCGCGGCGTCGCGCGCTTCGGTGATGTCCTTGGCGTCGGCGTTGAGCTTGGTCAGGCGAGCGACGTCTTCCTCGGTGAACTCGTCACCGGCCTCCTTGCGGGCCAGGAATAGGCGGCGCTCGGTGTCGCATTCCTCGAGGAGGGTGTTGAGCTCTTTGGCTGTTGCGGGCAGCTGATCGGGGCGCGTGTACTTCACGGCTTTGCTCCTTGTTGTGGAACGGCTGGTGGTGCTTGTCTCCGATCGCTCCCCGGCACATAGCGCGGGCGGGAACTCTCTGGCCGCAGAACGTAGGAGGCGTGCGTGCAGACGGGGTGTGCACGGGTGTTGGTGATGCTGTCGACGACCGCCGCGATGGCGGTCAGGGCGCGACGCCCTCAACCCCGCGAAGGGAAACGGCAATGCCGAAAGAAGTGATTCAACGCCCCGTAACTGATGGCTTCGCCCGGTTCGGTGGCACAGGAACCGAGATGTCGGTTCACTGGTCCAAGGAAGACGCGCAAGGCTGGGTCCAGATCGGATTGACCCGGCACGTGTTCTCCCCCGCGGCCGAACCCGATCCGGACGCGCTCTGCAGCCCGCCGCCGGCGGTGCACGCCGACCACTCGTCCTGCCATGAATGCGCGCTGGCGGTGGAGAGGAACGCGAAGTTCGCCGAGGAAGTACAGCGGGCCGGGCAGGCCCAGGTGATGAGCGTCGGGCCGGGTGACTGCCCACCCGTCGGACAGTTCGATCCTCCGTCGACGGTGTTCTCGGTGCCGATGAGCCGCCGGGAGATCAACCGGCTCATCGAGACGCTGCGGCGGGCCCGTGACCAGTCGTTCGGCAAGGACGCCTAGCCAGCCTTCACAGGTTTGACGGTGCCGCCACCGCGGCGGCGACGCTCACGCCGAGCAGACGCCTCATCAGCGAACCGGACAGGATCACCGCCACCCGGCGGGATGTAGTCATAGCCGACGACCCGACCTGTCGACTTCGGCCGACCGGCGCTGCAGCTATGGCAGTTGCCCATCAGGCGTGCCCCAGCAGTTCGGCGATCCGCTGGCTCGGCGTCGGCTCCGGCGGCAACGCAGTGACCGTCTCCTGCGCAGCGGACAGCGCCGCCGCAACACGCTCCTGGCGATCGTTCGCGGCGGCAAGAGCAGACGCTCGGTCGGCGGCCCGCTGATCCACGGTCTCGACGACCTCGACCATGAAGGCCTTCAGCGCGTCCCGGTTATCCAAGCTGAACCCGCCGGCCGCAGTGTTGGACGGGGCGAAGCTGGCGACCAAGGCGAGATCGCGGCCGTCCGGACCGGTCGCGGCACTGTAAATCGGGTAGCCCGGGCTGTTCACCGCGTGGGCGGCGATCATGTCCAACCCGGCGCCGCAGTCCCGCCAGTCACCCGACAGCGCCGCCGTCATACCCGCCTGGAACACCTCAGGTGTGACACCCGGCGCCGGCACCCCGGAAAACCAGATACCGAAGCGGTCCTCACCGACGCGCACCAAACCGAACGCCTTGCACACGTCGTCGTAGTGGGCGCGCGCCATCGCCATCGTGGTGCCAGGCGCGATCGACGCGTGGCCACCCTCCACCGTGAGACGTCCGACCGACAGCTGCTTGCCGTTGTCGAGCTGCACCTGGCTCGTGTGGAAATTCAGATAGCCGTTCCGGTTCCGAGGCGTCGACATGCGGCCACCGCGGATCTTGTGACCCCACTCGGCCAAGTGCCCGTAGATCCGGCCGGTGTCGTTGTTCATCGTGGGCCGGGTCGCGCACGTCAGCTTCGGGTCCTCGAACATCTCCGGCGCGTACGTCATCAGGCGAGGTCCGTCGTAGCTCGCGATCACCGCGGCGGCCAGCGCCGTGTCGCGGGGCTCGCGCTGCTCGTTGAGGGTGATGTACGTCTGGCCGAACGCCGGGATGGCCACGATGGTGGCCGCCAGTACCTCGATGTTGAGGTTCGTGCGGAAGATCGGCTTGTTCGGGTCGTAGTTCTCGTCGGTGACAGGTGTGCCGTCTTCGTAGGTGGGGATCTCCTCGGCCACGTAGTCGATGCTCGGCTTGTTCACCCCGTGGGCCAGCAGGTCGATCGCCTGCAGCGCGTGCTCGTTGTTCAGCATGTAGCCGTCGCCGCGGATCTCCCCGTTGGGGTTCAGCCGGAGCGCTTCAGCCACACCCACCGTGACCGAGCCTTTGTGCTCGCCCTCGCTGCGTTCGCAGAACTGGATCGGCAGCGGGGTGTCGCGAATCTTGAGGGGGCCCGCAGCCTCGGACAGGATCCGCCGATCACTGGTCGGGGTGCCGACGACAGCAAAGAGCGCGTCGGTGAACGTCAGATAGGTCTCTGCCTCGACAGCCCCGTCGGCCAGCGCGGTGGTCGGTGCCATGCTCATCTCCTGCTCACTCGGTGCGGCCCAGCCGCCGGATGCCACCTGCCCGATACCGTCTGGGTCGTCGCGGGCACGAATGTTGCCGTCGTCGGCGCGGCGCTCAATCTCCTCCGCCTGGGTGCGGCCGTCACGGTTGATCGCGACGCTGTCTCGGCCGTCGAGCCGCTCGGTGTGACGGTCAACCTCGTCGGGCAGCGCCTCGTCCTTGGCCAGGACGCCGACGCGGCAGCGGCAGTTCTTCACCTCGGCCGCGGTGCCGTGCGGGTCTCCGGGGAAGCGGAGGTGCTCGCCGCCGACCTTGAAGGTTCCGGCCAGGGCGGCTCGCTGGCCGTCCGCAGCCCAATGGGACTTGCGGGTCTTGCCGTCGAGGGTAGCGATCCACGTCTTCTCCAGCTCGGCGGCGTCGCTGGCGTTCTGGGCGGCGGCAATGATGGCGTGGTTCATGACGCCGGCGGCCTGATAGCCCTCGCGGCGGGCCAGTGCCCGCATCTCGGGGCCGGCGGCGTCGAGTACCGAGTCGGCGCGGGCCCGCAGCGCGTCGTTGTCGACGACCACCGCCCGGGTGGTCATCTCGACGGACAGGTTGTTCACCGCGGCGGTGAGGGTTTCGCGCACGAGCCCGGTGAAGCCCTCGGTCAGGGGGCGGCGAGCCGCGACGAACTCGTCGACGGCGGCGCTGGCCTGCGGGCTGGCGTGGACGCGGGCATAGTCGGCGCGTACGTCGCGCGCGTCGGCGTCGCTGGTGCGGGTGACGATCTTCAACACCGCCGGGTCCAACTCGGGCGGCGCGGGAGCATCCGGGTCCACGTCGGGCCGTTCGATGCCGAGGGCGTCGGCCGCCTCGGCGTAGGCCACGGCCCACACCAGGCCCAGGCCGGTGAGGATCACCGCGGCGGCGATCGCATCCCACGCGTCCTGCGTGCTGGCCACCGCGTTGGGGTCTGGGGGCGGCTGGTCACCGGCTGCGGCGGTCAGCGACGGTAGGACCGCGGCCCGGGCGGTAGGGGCCCACCGTCGCAGCGCTTCGGCGTAGAGGTCTGCAACTGCGTCCTCGACCTCGATCGTGCGATCGAGCGCCTCGCCGGGTTCGGGCCACATCAGCACGGCTCCCAGCGACCGTTGGTGATGAAGCCGTGCAGTCCACAGTCCGAGCAGCCCACCGACGGCGAGATGGTCACCGGGTCGGTCGAGACGATGGTGTGGCCGCCGCCCTCGCGCAGTTGCAGGAATGGGGCGATCTTGATGGTGCGACCGTCCTGCGGCCGGATGGAGCGGTCGCACACATGCAGCACCCCAACGCCGCCGTCTGGGTACCAGAGAGTCTCCACGCCGTGGCCGTGGTCAACCCGCCGTTCGTAGCCGTCCTCTACCAGCTCCGGAATCTCGGCGGTGACCATCAGGCGTCCACCACCACGGCGGTCAGCTGCTCCCGCGCCCGACGCTCCACCACACTGCGAACCACGTTCGCGTCCAACCCATACCGGGCCGCCAACTCATCCAGCCCGACATCCCACCCCTTGATAAGCTTCGGCACCTGACCAGCAACAACAGGCTCCATCAACCGGTGATAGTCATGCGGCGACACATCCCGCAACCGCATCGCCTGCTCCGGATCATGCCCACGGACGCGACGCTTACCGGCCAGCTCGAGCGCCCGGGTAACCATCAGCTCCATCGCCATCGAAATCCCGCGCGCCGCAGCGGCCTGCTGGCTGTCGTCTCCGGCGTCGTCCTCAGTCTTGGGTTCCTGCTCCTCCTCAGCCCCCGACTCGTCGTCGTCAGGGTTGTCTACGGGCGGTAGCGCCGCTGGGGGTGTAGGGAATTCGACGCCCGCGATGGGAGGTAGCAGTTGTGCCCAGAAAGCCACCACCGCGGGGTCTGGATTGCGAGCAATCTCGTCACGCGCCAACACCTCAATGCCCTCGCGAGAGGTCAAGTCGTAGCGCGCCTCGTCCGGCAGACCCTTGATCCGGACGTACGCCTCGCTCGTGATGGCCCGGTTCTTGAACGCATCCTCGGCCTCGTCGGTGAGATCCGGGTCGGCGGTGAGGTCGCTGGTGTCGAACCACAGCACGTACTTGTTCGGGTCGATCTTGTTCTTGACCAGAGCGTTCTTGAACGCATGGATATCGAAGGCCTGCACCAGAGTCGTCATGACCGGGGTCACCTGCAGCTGCACGTCCTGGTCGGCCAGGATGAACGACGACCAGTGATTCGAGGTGCTGCCCAGTCCGAGCATCTGCTCAGGTGACATGTCCACAGCCATCGCGAACCGGGAAATCCCGTCGGTGCGCTTCTGTAGCTCCACCGCTGTGATCTCGTCGCTGAACTTGATGTGCGCGATCTTGCCGAGGTGCTCACCGGGCATCGAAATGATGATCGGAACCAGCGACGCCATGCTGGTCTCTCCCTCTTCGACCGCCGCCATCGCCTGCCGAACGATCAGTTGAGTGAGTTGCGCGTCAACCTTGCCCGGGGGCAGGGCCGGCGGTTCGGGCGAACCGGCCGGCTTGTCAGCCGACACCGGCGCGTTCGCCGACGGCAAGCTCGCCTCCGACGGGACCGCGAGGATGCCGTTGCCGATTAGCTTCGACAGGTCGACGTTGCGGATCTTCTTGGTGGCCGACACGATCTCCCGCAGCGGGCCGCGGGC